CGCCTTTATCTGAAGCGGGCATTGTTGGTGTTGAAGCATCGTCCCATTTAAAAGTAGTTCCGCCAGTTTTCTTTGACCACGATAGTGGACGACCATTACCTAAACTCTTTGTACTCCATGCAGTAGCCTGCTGTGCACTTCCTGATGTGGAAGAACTATATGACAAGGGAGCGGAAGGTGTACTAACTGCATCTTGCTCCGAACCAAATTGGGACGAAGAGATTGGCATTAGTAAGATTCACCCATTGCTGAGTTAAAGTTAGGTGCTTGACGTCCTGCTACTGAAGGAACGGTACGAGCATTAGCCATCGTTGGTCCTGCTGCTGGCTCTGTTCCTTTTGGAAACTTTTGTGAAACACTGTAAGCAGCACCCATACGCTCTGATGCAGCAGCGTTACCAGCAAGAACATTCTTGCGGTTTGCTTTTCCACCAGCAGTTGGATCTCCTGCTTGCTTGTTCTTGCGACCAATGAGAGTTCCTTTTTCTGGCTTCACTGCTTCCATACCGTAGTTAGTACCAACGTACTTACGAGGGCTGTTGATGTGTTCTGCAGAAGAGATAACTTCTTCAGGTGTCATGTTGTTTCTACTCATGCTTTTTCCTGTCGCTTCTAAATGAGATGACGGTGCACCCATGCGTCTCCGCATTGCGTGCCCTAATGATGTCCAAGATGCCATAGTGACTCCTTAATCTTGTTCCAAGGATACGGTTGTTTTAATGAGATGTAATGGCAAAAACTATTGCGGAGATTTCTCCGTCACGGGATTCAATGGTCGTAAATCCTGGAATACAGGTTAGATCCATGCCTCTTGGGGCTACATAGCCTCTGGCAATGGCAATTGCTTTTACTGCCTGGTTTACTGCTCCAGCACCTACGGCACGAAGTTTGACTTCTTTTTTATCGTAGATTGCGTGGGCAATTGCTGATGCAACACTTTGTGGATTAGAAGATGCNCTGACTCNTANAAATGGTTCGTCAGGCGTGATTGATTCGTTATTCAATTGTTAGTCCCTTGGTTCGGTTTGGTGTGCCACTCCTAGCCTAAAGGGTAAAGGCTTAAAGTCTAGGTTGGTCCCTATACTTAGGGTCACTCATTTGTTCAACCACTGCCTTCTCAACTGCGTCAATTGAGTTTTTTGAAACAAGCCTTGCTAAAGCATAAGAATCTGCTGCATTATCGTCATTAAACTCAATTCCCCATCTTTTNTAAATTTGCAGCAACATCTCTTGCTTCTTGGCATTTCCTTTACCTGCTGCATATTTCTTTAACGTCATTGGAGGAACTTTAAGTGGGTATTTTCGTGGGTCTTCCTCATCGTAGTGATCAAAGATAGTAAGACGAACTACGGCAGATAACTCCCCCAAAACAAGGGCTGCATGACTGGCTAAGACCGTTCCTTCTAGCGCCAGGTCTATTACATCCCAGTGTTCATCTGCATAGTAGAGGTTGTCTGATAACCATTGGCGAATATCGGCTAATCTTTCAATTCCAAAATAAGGTGATTTATATACCCACGTTAAGTGGTTACTGGGAAGAGAAACATCTAAAAATGTTAAGGCAAAACCTGTTAACGATTGATCAATACCAATGGCAATTTTAGATCCCTTTGGAATTGGGGTTCCTTCATAAGTTTAGTTGGCATCGAGGACTAGTTTCATTCTTTCATCTACCCTTTGTTTAAGGTCATCTAAAGAGCCCTCGTTCTTTAGAATTTGATCAAACTTGTAATCATCTAATGCAATTTCTGATATGTGATCATTAATTGGACCAACATCATTGCGGCGAATACGCCAAATCTGCCCACCCATTTGTTTAATCATTATCGCTTCATTTTCAAAACGAACATCGGTAACAACATAGTTTATATGTGAATCATACATTTTATTTATTGCGGCAATAACCCAAATATCTTCACCAAGAACTTCTCGTGCAGCAAAACCTAACTCTTGAAGATACTTACGAGTACTTGGATAGTTTTTTTTTATGTATTCCCAATTATGTGTCCTAACAAGCATCTCTAAGGGCATGCCGTCCTCAAGAGCAAGAGTCATCTTGCCTAAAAGATCTCGAATAGCATCCGCAAAGGCTATGCGTTCAAATGCATAATCCTTTACAAGGATATTTGCTACCTCATCTTTTCCTGATTGAGCATACCCTGAGAGACCTAAGATCATTGAATAAACACGTACTTCCCTGTCAACCACTCATTACTGGCTGTAGTTGTCACGGGGTTTGGGTTATTTAACAAATATGCAGACAATGCTGCAGTTGCGTTTGATGTTCCAACCATAAACTTGGTAGTTCCATTAGGTTGAAGAACCATGTAACGGGCATTGGTGTAATAACTTGTTTGCGGAGTTCCGTTGCTATACCGAGCAATATATGGCTTTGCTGTTGGGTCCCATGTTTTTCCAGAACTACCTGGGTCTGGATTATCAGTTGCCCCAACAGAAATTACATTTGGAAGACACGCTGGTGAAAACATGGCGGTGCGGTTTGAGTTGTTACCTGTAGCAGCAACTACCGACACTCCATTAGCCTTCAAAGTATTTACATCTTCTGCAAATCCTGCAGGAACTGCACACCCTGCAAACACTGCCCCTTGAGAAATACTTACAATTTTAATGTTGTATTTTGCTTGGTTTGCAATAATCCAATCAAGCGCACTTTTAACTGCGTTTAACGTATATAACTGAGGAACTCCATTGTTTATACCAATAATACGGATAGGTACTAACTTTGCAGTTGGATTTATCTGATTAATAATAGACAACATCTCTGTTCCATGAGTCAATGTTAGGTTGGTTGATGGAGCAATGTTTGCCGATCCTGGTCCATCCATGGTTTTTTTACCATTAGGGCAAAAACCAGATTCAACTACACAATATTCACCAACAATATTAGGAAACAGGGCTGTAGGTTCGCCTGAATCAATTACTGCTATGGCTGGTGGTGTATCAGCATGTGCAACTGGTGTCATTACTGAGAATAAAAGAGCCGAAATTATAATTAACTTTTTCATACTTGAAACGTATCCCTTCGTAGTGTTCCTTGTGATCTTCTTGTTATTTCCCTCGAAACAAGAGTGATGTCTCTTTCTTGGTTATTCAACATCATCTCTAAGATCTTGCGGTAAGCATACTTCTCCTCATAGGTATCACGCAAACCCACGATGTCTGGGTCTGTGTCTATCTGGGCCTTGATAAGCGTAACGGTGGTCCCTTTGGGCGCCCCTGTGGTCAATCTCACAGTCGCTTTGCTCTCAGCAAACTCTGCCCTACGCAGGGCATCTCTTTCAGCCAACTGAGCCTGCACCAACTGAGATGACATGTAGTCAGCCCACCCTGTTAAGACAGTAAACATCTCAGCCAGTTGTTCACTGCTTAATTCAGTTATGTCTGGTGGAAGAATGGCTTGGTTATAAACTGGTTTTGGTAAAGCCAAGCCTTGTTGCATTACGGGATCAAGTTGCACTGCTTACATCCTTCTGTTTTAACATTGCAATCGGGCATAACACCATTATCAACTGCGTTAATAACCTTTTCTGCTTTTTTAAATATGCGTTCTACTATTTCATAATCTGCTTTTACTACAAACTCTTTATAGTCTTGATTTGATTTTAATTCGTATAAAAAAACAATTTCTTTGGGCGCTTCGTCTCCATACATACGGCGAGCCAATTCTAAGTACATTTGTCCTTGGAGCATGTGACCACGAAATGGACGACGAATGTTCCTCCATGCTTTGTTTAAGTCCCCATCAGCATCAAGCAAAAGGTCTGGTGCTTCAAAACGAAGTGTTCCTTCTCCAATTGATTTAATTTCAATCAAACAATCACTTTTAGCATCTTTAATCCAACCATCAGTGTGTCCAGCCATACGCAACGATTCGTCACGAAGACTTACCTCATCATACTCAAGAACGTTACCATTGCAGTGATCACATGTTTGTGGGGATAAACCAAAAGTAATACCTTTGCAAACTAAACATTTAAACTTGCCATACATAACACCCATATCGTAAAAACGATTTTGCCATTTGGCATGAATATAATGGCCTTCATCAAAAATGTTTTGTAAACGTAGACTTGGCTTCTCTGTCTTGGGTGTACCACCTGTCATAAGGTAATAAGAATACTTAAAACAAAAATCATCTTTAATAATTTCAGAAGGATGCAAAACAGTGGTGGACCTATCATCTCTTGGTTTCATCAATAGGTGGCGTTCAACATCGCCCAATAAACGTGTATCACTTTTTGTTGCATCTAAAAACTTTTTAAGATCAGTTGCCATTAGATTTCCTTATTAAAGATGTAGTTTTTAAGAGTTAGGGTTGTTTTCTTAGATCTTTTTAACTTACTCCACTTTCGTGTTAGTGCGTTTCTTTCACGGTGACTAAGCCCACCCCAGATACCGTGTGGTTCTTCTCTTGATACTGCATCCCATAAACACTCTGAACGAACGGGGCAAGGATTTTTACCTGTTTCTCCAAAGCAAAAACTCTTTGCCTGATTTGCCAATATCTTATATTGCTCTTTATCACGAGGCGGATAAAAGATAAGAGTTGTTTCGTCCTTACCTCTACACCTTGCATCGTATCTCCAAGCGTATTCTGGCTCATCCATTGTTTTGTAATTTCTCTCTCATCTCAAAGAAGTCGTCTTCGGTTAATAGTACATAATTCTTATTGTTTAGGCTAATTCCCAACACTGGCATTCTGCTATCAATAATTGCTTCTGTAACAATCTTTTCTAAAACATCGGCTTTTAATGAAAAAGATTTTTTTCCTGTCCACTTATGTTCTATAAGTAAATCAGTACTACGAACATCTCCTTTTCTTGACCAAAATGCTCCAGATGCAGCAGTACGAGAACCGCTAGTCTTCTTTGCTAGTCGTTTCTCGTGCTTTTGCGATTGCTTTTGGCCTTCACTCTTCAAGTTCAATCTTTCCTTCTTCGTATCCTTTGATAATCTTTGGAACTAAGAAGAACAATGTTTCTCTCCAAAAACAATTTGAACAACCACAAAATGGTTCTTCAGAAAGTGTTTCTGTAATTTCTGCACCCCGTCATCCCATACGGCTTCAAACAACATGTCTGTGTAAGTCTCTACGCCTTTTTCAAGTTCATGAGCCCAGTCTTGATCGTTTACTGTAAATTCTTTTTTACTCATCTGTTGCTCCTGCCATTGGTATGTCGGATGATTCTAATACTAATTTCTGTATTACTTCTTTTAAGTCGACTTCTTCACGGATGCTTGCAATGACTGGCTCAATACCCTGCCATTTACGTTCACCATAGTAGTACCAACCGCCTTTGCGTTCAATGATTCCTTTTACTACAGCAAGAGAAGCAACTTCTTTGGCAAAATCAAATTCACCTGGAGCGCAATCTCCTCCCTCTGCAAAATAAAAATCAAAGTAAGCAATACGTTGTGGTGGAGCAGTTTTATTTTTAAGAGTTCTTACTTTAATGCGTTGCCCTACACGCACCTTGTTATTACCTGAACCAATTTCAATCCACTCATCACGCTTTACTTCACAACGGGTAAAGAAGGCATAGTTCTTTCCTTCTCCACCAGGAGTTGTGCGTGGGTCTCCATGCATGACGCCAATTTTCATTCGGTATTGGTTAATGATTAGACCAAGTACTGGACGTTCATCTTCAATCAAAGAACGCTTCATTGCCGTGCCAACTACACGAAAAAACTTATTGGTAAGCAGTGCTCCACGTCCAACAGTTGCCTCACTCATATCCTTTTCCATTTCTGGAGCAGGAGACAAGGCTGGCAAAGAGTCAATAACAATGGCATCAACAGATTTTGATTCAGCAAATTGAATAACTGCTTGATATGCCTCTTCCATAATAGAGGTTTCAATAACAATAACTCGTGTCGTATCCACTCCACACATTGCTGCATACTCTGGTACCCATTGTTCTGCTGCTACCCAAACAGTTGTATGCTCTGGATTTAACGACTGATTTGCAGCAATCGTTTTAAGAGCAAGCGCAGTTTTTCCGTGAGATGGCTCACCAATAAGTTCATTCCACTGATTACCAGGGAAGCCGCCACCCAAAACGTAATCCAAAGTTGTAGACCCAGAACTGATGCGAGGAATAAGATCAGAACGGATGTCACTAGCCAGTACAACAACATTGTCTCCAAATTTTTTGTTAAGAAGTGCAATAATTTTTTTTGCTTCATCATTCATCCATCAATCCTTCCAATAATTCCTTGTGGGTTCCAATTACTTGCTGTGTCATTGCCTAATGCGCCTTTAGCGTTTCCTTCAACCTTTGCTCCAGTTAATGCGCCGTATTTACTTCCTGATTGTCCAAGAGGATAACCACAATCATAACAACGAGGAGCAGCATTTTGAACAGCCATGTANTTTCCTGAACCACAGTCTGGACAATTTTGTGTTTGTGAGGCACTACCAATTCTTAAATTAGATTGNTGAGGTTGTTGTGGCGGTGTGTAGGGTGCCATAGGTTGTTGCGATGCTGGCATTGGGTTGTCTGCTGGTCTTTGTTGTGTAGGTGCGGGTTGTGTACCTANTTGTTTTGCCCACCAGTCTGCGTTGGTCATTTGGCTTCTCCCCATCTGTTTACTATTTTTACATCAGCAATAAGCGGAATATCAATCTCTGGAAGTTTGATACCTTCCATAGACTCTCTAATCGCTTGTGCTGCTTCTTCTGCTAAATCTTCTCTGGCAACAGTAACTAGTTCATCGTGAATAGTCAAAACGACATTTACATCTGGCTCATCAACAAAACAAGAATGTGCCCTAACAATGGCTAATTTCATCAAATCTGCAGCAGATCCTTGAATTATTGTATTAAAAGCCTGTCTTTCTGCTCTTGACTTTAATCCTTTATCCCCACTCTTTAGATCTGGAATATAACGGCGTCTACCAAAAACAGTCTCCACATAAGGAGTAGGAAGGTGGTTCATTGCTTGGCGAATTATTCTGTTTCGATATTTTTGAATGTCGTTAAACTTTTTTGTAAAATCATCTAGCAATTTACGTGCTTGAGTAACTGTGCAACCAACTTGTTGAGCAATTTTATCTGGGCCAACTCCGTAAGCAATTGAAAGTACCAATACCTTTCCAGCCTTACGATCTACACCCATTGTGTTACCGATAGTTGTGTATATGTCACCGCCAGTCATGTAGTTTTCTAACATAATTGGGTCTCGTGAAAATGCTGCAATAATTCGTGGTTCAATCTGAGAATAATCAGC